GTGAAGAATCCCGCAACAATCAGTATGATATTCGAACCAAAGCAAACCAGTGAGGATTATTATAGTAATACTATTATGCTGAGTGATAAAATCGCAATATTATCACATGATGGCATACCAAAATTTAAAGCTGCAAGATTAACACCAGAAGACAGAGCACGAATCTTTGAAGAGGGACATCCACTTGGACGTGCAGATTTAATTGTCGATGCATTTAATGCGTTAAGAACAGCAATTATTAATCATATTCACCCATATTCAAATCTACCCGCAGATAAGAACTCAATTATTAAAGACTTAGAAAGTATTAATTTTGAGGCTATTTTACAAAAAAACATTGTAATAAATTAAATTTACATTACCTTTGTTTCATGGAAACAATACCAAGCGAATTATTCACTGCGTTTAATAATATAACATTTTATGATGAACCTCATAAATATTTTATTGGCGGTAAGGAATTGATTTCCGTTACAACACTCATTCACAGATACCAAGAAGATTTTGACGAAGACTATTGGGCAGAATTTAAAGGCACTCAATATAATTTAACTTCCGAAGAAATAAAAAGAGCATGGAGTTTTATTAATAAAAAAGGAACTATAAAGGGTTCAGCTATTCATGATTATACTGAAAATAAATTTCAGAATAAAGAATTCGAATATCCACAACAATTAATATTAAATGAATTTGGTTTTGACCCCGTTTTACCTGAATATCTAATAACAAAAAAACATGTTGACAACTTCTACAATGATGTTAAAAGTAAATTGATTCCAATTCGGACAGAAATGGTTGTATATGATGAAGAAACTCTCATTGGTGGAATGCTTGATATTTTATTTTATAATGTTAAAATGAAAGAATTTCAGATTTGGGATTGGAAAACCAATAAGAAATTCAGCAATGAAGAAAAAGGTAGACATTTACTCGGTACTCTTAGTACTATTGAAGACTGTGATTTAGAGATATATAGCTTGCAGTTGGAAATGTATAAACAAATCATCGAAAAACACGTACCTATTAAACTCGGTAAATCATATATCGTATGGTTTTCGCATAATAACGACTCATATCAAATCATAGAGACAAAAAACAAAAAATTTCATGTGAATCAGATATTCAACGAAAGAAAACTTGAGTTAGTTGCATAAAAAAAGCCACAACTAAGTGGCTTTTTAAGACTGTTTTCTGTATCTTATAAGTTAAGAATACATCTCCAAGGTTGAATGGTTAAAACAATGTTTGTTAAAGCATCGTCTTCGTAACTGTTGTCACCAAAGTCTATACTTACTATTGAACACTGCTCCAAGAACCATTTTTCTACTTCGATTCCGGTTGGGTCTAAAGCCTTTAGTAATATATTCTTCTTATATCCTGCGGCATAACCCATACGACCAGTAAGCGATTCTGCATGTAAACGAACCCATTCCATCAATTGCTGTGATGTACTTGGACCAATTGGGTCAAGGAATGTAATTGCCATTTCATCCCATGTATATCTTCCTGCAACATAATTTCTTTCGTTCATGTAGTCAATCCCGACTGAATTGATTTTCATTGAAGGTCTTTTGAACTTTTGTACCTTCCAAACCTCAATTCCTAATTCGTCTGCAAATTCTGCAAAGAATCTATTTACTCTTTTCGGTTCGTATTGAAATGGGATACCCCTAATCATTTCTCCTGCCATGTTATTATCTGTTTAAATTGTAATACTTATTTTTTGTTGTTTAAATATAAATACTCATAGAATCGAAAACATTTTATTATTCTGGTATAATTCCTGTCCTCTGATACATTCTCATTTCACTTACATTTAAATCGGCTGCTGTTCTTTTAGGTTTTTCTTGAAAAACAACTTCTTCAGGAACTTCCTCAATTTCTGTTTCAACAACAGATTCCTCAATTGGTTCTTCAGGACTAACAACTTCTTCAGGAACTTCTTCAAATACTTGTGCCTTTAATTCGGGTAATTCATTTACTACAACTTCGAATTTATTTTCCTCTTCTATTTTCACTACTTTATTCTCTTTTTTTGCGGGTTCTGTTTTTTTCCCTCTTAATGTTGCCATAATCATATTATTAAATTCTTATTATTTTTCCATAAATACTATAAAAAAGAAAACCCACAGAATTTGTGGGTTTTCCAATTAAAAAAATCACATTATGCACCAACATCGGCAAATGATGCACCAGAAGGAGTAATTGTAAATGTAATGCCGATAAATTCAACAGCACGTGTTGGTTTTAAGAAGATTTCACCGAACAATTCGTTTCTGTCACGAGTTTCAGGAGTATTAATACTATCATCCATTTTAATTCTGAATTCGTATAAACCTCTTTCTCTCTGAATAGTATCAAGAACAGGTGTTGCTTTTGATAAGAATTGGTCAATTGTTGCTTGGTCATTCTGCTCAAATACAAGTCTAATTGCGATGTTTGCAATAAGAACTTTAATCTGAAGAAGAAGTCTACGAACATTGATTCTATCAAGTGCACTTTCTCTAACCTGTAAGGTCTTCTGTCCGAAGATTGCAGTACCTGCATCTGCGAAGTCAGCCATTGGGTTAATACGACCTGCGTAAAGAATATCACGAGCCTCTAAAGACAATTTGTATTTAGATTTTCTTGCGTCAGTTACACCACGCTGTAAACCAGCAGGTGCGAACCAAGGGAATGATGTGTTATCTGTAAATGCCATTGCTTTTACTACTTCACCTGTAGGTGGAATATAAACGTTAACATTATTCTGAGTATCTCTCATTTGAATCCAAGGGAAGTAAGTACAAGCGTAGCTACTATCAACACCTGATGTGTCAAGTAAATCTACGATATCTTGAGATGCCAATACATCCTGTTTTGTGTTACCAATTGTTCTTGGAATTTCAATATCAGGAGTATCAATCACATAAAGTGTATCTGTTCTTTGCTGTTCCATCATAGTGATTGTATCTTGAACTAAGATATTTTCGTCACTCCAATTGATACCTGGAGTAGCAAACAAGTTAATTGTTACTTCTTCAGGGTTTGCAAATGTGTTAATTGCAGTTTCCCATGCTTGGAAGTCATTTGTTGCCGGAACATTAGGTGTAACACCATCATAAATACCGCCTTGACGATATAAATCACCATATGAACGACTGTTTCTATATACGTTCCAACCATCAAAACCACCCGCAGGAACTAACGTAAATTTCCTTGAAGCTAATGTGTAATATGTGTCTAATGGGTCAACCACGTCATTAATAGTTGAGAATGGACCTGCGCCTACTTGGAAACTAAATCCATTTGATGTTACTGCGCTTGCATTCATATCCATATGGAAACCATCTGTTTTAGTAAATCCGCTTGTATCATTATCTCCACCATTTCTCCAATTATTAAAATTGAAGAAATTTTGGTTGATACCATCAGCAATAACGCCAGGTGCATTGTATGCACTATTTGACATACCTAAATATACACGACTTACTCTTTCATCGTCATTATAGCTTGTTTTATAGAATACTTTTGGTGCAACACCTTCATTTGTAAGGTCACCAGTTACAGCACTTTCAAAGTTATTAAATTCAAGTCCTTCGAAACCAGCAGGGAATGATTCAATATGGTCTTCATCATCCATTTCAACCATAATATATCTACTTTGAAGGTCATACTCACCGTCTGTAGTTCCAATACGCTGTGCAATATATCCATTAGTACCCTTTATAAGATTACATCTTGAGAATGTTTCTAAGATGTTTGGACTTGCATCTGTGTCATAGAATGAACGAACCTGAATGTCGAATTCCAAAGCAATTGGGTTAATATTAGCTATACTAATCTTAACTTCTTCGTTTGCTGCATCACCATCAGAAATCAAAATGAATTTGAAAAGTCTGTCAACACTATTACCTTTTACCTGAGAAACAACCCAAGGTGTTTCAGGTGTCTTAAATTGTGTTGTATATGCACTGAAATAATCACTACTGCATTCAATCATTTCGGCTTTAATACCGTAACCATATCCCATACCATCAAGTTTCTTGAGCAAGTTAGGATAGGTTGCTTGAACCCAAATTTTTGTGTTTTTATCTTTTGGTCCTTCACCAATTACGTTCGGTAAGAAGCTACTTGAATTCGGATTTAATGATACTGTATATAATTCAGTACTTCCGGTATCATATGCCCTTAGAACAAACGTACCGAACATATCACCAGCATCAATATCTGTTGTGTTACCTGATATAGTAAGAGCAGTTGTTTGGAATGTTGTTAGGGGTTCAAGGTTTACTTGGTCTTGAACATAACCCCTGCTTCTAATTACAGCAACAACCATATCCTCATATTCGCTATATGAAGTACCACTTAATGTGGTTACAACTAAATTAACAGTACCACCTGTTGTAGTTACTGTCGTTGCAGTAAATTCATACAAATCACCTGAAAAATCAACTGATGGTGAAGGTGCTTTTGTGTAGCCACTGAATGATGTGCCTGTTTGACCAGTATAATATAAGGTAACACCCATATAAGATGTGCCCGTATAATTAACTGAAGTTGCTGGAGCAACAGAATCAATACCTGTTGTTGAAGGGTCAACCCCTGCACTTAGTCTTATTGCCCATGCCTTACCTGCATCATATCCACTAAGACCCAATACTCTGGTTACCCATAATTGATTACTTTCGTTTAGATATGCATTTGCTGTATAAGGCAATTGATATTGAAGTTGTCCGTTTGCAAACCTTTGTACGCTTTGCGCACCAAATCTTTGTGCAAACTGAGTTTGGTCTTGGATATATATAGGTTCGAATGCTGGACCTTTTAATGTTTCACCAACAACTCCTAATGTTGTGATTCCAACGTTACGTGTTACGAATGATAAATCACGTTCTTTAAATTTTACTCCCGGAGAGGTAAATACAAATTCTGCCATGTTTTTATTTATTTAATTTCTATTATTATTTTATAGTTTATGACTAATGCTACTTTTCAAATAAATACTTAAAAATAATCGAAAAGGTGTTTTAGCACAATTATTATCATACTGCTATTCTTATCCATAAACACAGATTTAGGGGTTTTTTTGACTTTTTGGGTCGGATTTCTAAAAATTCAGATTTTTTCGTTTCAAATTTTCCAGGATTTCAGTAAATTTTTTTTTCATTTTTTTTAAAAAAAGTTTGGATTTTTTCGTATTAGTATTTATGTGAAACACATTTGTATACTATGAATAAATCACAACGTATTGAACTGACTACAGGAACAACCACTACAGATAAATATATTAAGGTTCAACTTGAACAAGATGTTGATACTCTCGAATTTATGACGTTGAATATCACTACTAAAGACGCTTATCAAGATTTTAATGGAGATTATGGTGTTTTAGTTGGAAGAGTAAATGCAAATGGTGGGATTGGTGTACCTAATGCGAAAATAAGTGTTTTCGTTCCATTAACTGATGACGATTCTGAAAACAGTAGTGTTGCAAGCATCTATCCGTATAAGACACCGAGAGATAAAAATAATGAGGGAAAACGCTATAACTTATTACCACGTGTGAGTCAGTATAATATAGATACTGGCACATATAAACCCAAACAACCATTCGGCAGTTTTCCGATTAAACCAGAAATAGTTACTAATCAACCTTTCTTAGATGTATATAAAAAATACTACAAATATACTGCGATATCAAATGGTGCTGGTGATTACATGATATTTGGTGTTCCAATTGGAGTACAAACCATTCATTTAAGTGTTGACATTACTGATATCGGAAAATATAGTATGACACCTGCAAGTATGATAAAAGCGGGATATCCAGCAAACCTATTTGTTGATGGTGGTAAGGCAATCAAGCCAAGTGATGATTTAGGTGACTTACCGAATATCGAAACTCAAGAAATTGCTGTGGATATAATTCCATTTTGGGGTGATAGTGAGAATTTTATGATTGGTATTACTCGTCAGGATTTTAGAATCAGGGCAATATTAGAGTCTAACTTCACTGTATTTGGCACAACCATGACAATGGGTCTCACGGCAACTTGGGGTGACCCTGATAGAAATTTAGATAATGATAGGGGTGACCAGAACTATGGTTTTTACTTTTTAAGTAGTGATGTTAACAATAATATTGATATTCGAGTAAATAGACCTGCACCACCAGTAATAAGGGTGTTCACATATAATACAAATATTCCAATTACAACAATCACATCAGGTGCTCTTGACCCAACTAATCCTGCGACAATAGTTGAATTAGATAAATCACAGTATTATGAATTACTTTCAAACGGTGATTTCTTATTAAATATACCATGTAACAGAAATAAAGTAGTAACAAATGAATCGGGTCAAGACGTTAATGTTCCTGATGATTCACCATATGGTGTATTTACAGAGTTTTACGGTATGATGCTAATTGATTACCCCGATTTGCCAATTGATAAAACATATGATAGGAAATTTAATGGACCTAATCCTGCACATAAAGCCAGAGGAAGACTTAAAATTCCTCAAACTGAAGGATTAAGAAAATCTACCGTATCAACCAACGAACCGTATAATCAGGTATGGAGAAAAGAATATCAATTATTCCAAGCAGGGGAAATTTATAGTGTTGCACAGTTTTTACCAACAAAATATGCGTCACATGCCGCAGGACCAGATAATATTGCAACAGCCGATGACAGTGAAAATAGAATAAATTTTCAGCATTGGAGCAAAGTTGCTGGTTCGCTTATGAAGGTAGCAGGACCTGATAATGTGAGTCCACAACAAGCAGAATATGATACAGATAATTATCTTATTGACCCTGCAACAGGGTCAACCCCACAATTCAGATATGACTTTCCGTCAAATGCAGTATATGGGGGGGAACAGTTCTTTGGGGCACAATGGATTAATTTATGTTTATTTTTTCCACAATATGTTTGGGCATATGATGCAGGTAATAATAGAGGATATAAAGTTGCAGATATTTTTCACAATGACTACACAAGTGGGGATGAATATTTTGTTACCGATAACAGTCAAGCAATATTTGCGGGAATAACAAATACGAGATTTATGTTAAAGGGTGATGCATTTAGAACCAAATTCATTAATATACCTAAAACAGAATTAAGTAAATTGTATTATGGTACTACAACCAAAAGTTTGAATATTCGAAAATGGAATACAGGTAATTATTATGGCATACAAAATGCAGATAATATAATAATCGACCCCTCACCATTTGAATATCAAAACCATTCAGAATATAGCACAACAGGTAGAGAATATACAAGAAACGCATGGGATATTAACACGTATACAGGAACTCAAGTAGGCACAAAGAAAACAGCGTTTTTATTCAGGGGAATGTACGAAAACGATTGTGTAAAACTACTTTTTGACCAAAATATTATATAAAAATACCCCGAATTCGGGGTATTTTGTTTATTTTGTCAGATTATATCGATAACCATTTGCTTCGAGGGTCATTTTCCCACCAAATGGGGGTGATATTACGGTTAAAGTATATGTACCATCATCACCAACAATATCTTTAAGAGTTAAAACATCATTACCGCTCACACTCCAAGTTTCGTATTCAACCTTCTGAGTTTTATCTACAGTAGTTTGAATCGCTTTTACTGCTTGAATCTCAAACTCACGTCTTTTACCGTCATCAGTAATTGGGGTTGTGAGGTTAGTAATCAAATAAGTACTTTCATTCTCCCATACACCAACATAAGCAGGATAGAGTTCACCCGAAGTCGGGTCTTCGTTGAAAGGGTCGTCTTCTTTGCAACAACTTGTTGATATCAGAACTGTCGCAAACATCAATACTAAAAGATAAGTTAATTTTTTCATTTTTAAAGTTTTTGTTAAACATACTGATTATACGAGTAGACCTTCAAAATGTTACAAAAAAAGTGAAATAATTTGCATTTACACAAATTTTTTTGATGGTATTTATAGTATATGAGCGATAAGACACAAATATTACTTAATAGCAAGAAGAATGTTGATTCTATTGATGTTGATACCTTTCAAAAATTCGAATTATCGAATATTTTATCGTTAATTAATGAATATGATATAAAAAACGCTTTAAGTGCTACAGAAATATTTGATGCTGAGAGAGAAGCAAGTGAAATTTATCGAATATATGGAAGAATAGAGTATTTGTCGTTATTAAATGGACTAAGTGGGACATATAATGAGGTCGGTAATTTCTTTTTACCGGAAACCCCAGGTACACAGGGGTATGCAAATGCTAAAACAATTTTTAATTCCTTTGATTTTTATCTACTCAGACCTTCAACAGGATATACTAAGATTTCAGGTGGAAATATTTCTTCATTAAATGGCATTACACTAACAAGCGACTTTAAAAATTGGACTTCAAGCCTCCCAAGTAACTATCCTGAAGGTTGGACTGTTGCTGTTACAACAGGTAGTCAAGTAGTACAATCGTTAGGAACACAAGCAAAATTTACATTAGGTAGTTTAAGTACAAATACTGTTACATTAACAAAAAATTTCACGCCTATTTACGGGAATTTTACTATTAATACAAGTGGAAGTATTACACCGTATCTTGCAAGCAGTACAGATTACCTTAAAATTAAAATATGGTCAAATGCCACGTTAATAAATACCTTTGATGTATTAACAGCAAATGTTGATGATATTTTCTATAATTTTAGTCTTCCTGAATCAACACCCCTTACGAAAATAACCATAACTGCAGCTTGTTATCTGAAAACCATCTACATGGACTACTTTAGAGTATATCAAAATAATTCTGATTCAGGGAATTATGTAAGACAGTTTGAGGTGATTGCAACTCCCGCCAGCTTTGAATTATATAATGCGGGATTCACGAATAATGTTTATGGTGAACAGGTTTATGCTTTTAATTATAACACTGATTTTGATGTAAGTCCATATTTAGATGAATTTGGATTTCCATTAACAGAATTATTTTTATACCCCAAGTATCAACCCGGAACTAACGGTAATAGTCCACCTAAACCAGAAACCATGTCAGCAACCACTTGGAATACAGACGGGACAATAACAAAGACTCCAATTAATAATACAGTGCCTTTAAGCGTGGGAGATAAAGTGTATGGTGATTTAGTGGCATACTCAAAACCAGAATTTTTTCAGGAACAATCATCACCACAAACATATTATATAACAACACCATATAAAGACGGTACAACACAAAAATATTTAGAGTGGAAATACAATCCATTTATTTCTTTGAGATTAAGGTATTTTAGTGATGATTTGAATGGTGCAAATACCGGAAGCACAACATATGCACAACAAATATCAATACCATATTATGCAACAGACCTTGGTGATGGTAATTATGTTTGGAAGAATATATTACCACAAGGATTTATTGACCCAATTACTAATTTAGGTGTTGATTATCCTTTTATTAATAAAAAAAGGTATTTATTTGCACCAATAATTTTAGATATATCCCCAAATTTGAATCATGATAATACATACGATGTGTTTAGCGAAATAGAATTTGGTGAACCGACAGTTAATAACACCAAGCCAAAGGGTAATTTGGATAATATAGGAAAACCATGTCAATAAGAAAAGAAAGAGTTAGAGTAGGTGGTGATATGAACTTTAAAATAAATTTGGGTTCAAATGATAATTTTTTGGGTTATCAGCAAGAAATTGATAATATAACACAAAATGTTTCAGCCGAATTAATTAATCCTGCTGTTGATGTTGAGGAACGTAGATTTAAATATCGTCCAGCAGGGTTTCTTACTAATTTAAGATTTAGTTTTACTCAAGACGGTAGTACATATGGTATTAGTTTTGCTAATGCGGGTTTCACGGCAGAGGAAATACTATACAACGATAATACTTTACTAAACAGTTTTTTTATTTTAGATTATTACGATACATATGATATTAACACACAGAATAAAATATTAACAACATATTTAACGAAACTCACTACGAATGCGCAATTAAATCCAACATATAGATTGAGTTCATCAAGTCAAATCTATGCACTATATGTGCCTGAGTCATACATTAAAACTAACTTGGATTTAGGAATTACTGGTGTTACAGG